TGCGGGTTTAGAGGATATTTATACCGCAGTACTGCCAACCATTTCTACTGGTGGTCGAGCGATAATTCTATCTACGCCCAACGGTCCCCAGGGATTTTTCTACGATACATGTATGAAGGCGAAAGAGCGCGAGCGTCTAAAAAAGATTGACCCTGCTCATGCAGATGAGTTGGCGTCTACAACATTCAAATACGTAGAGTTGCAGTGGCATCTCCATCCAGATAGAGACCAGACGTGGCTTGACAATATGAGAAAGAAGTTCAATAATGATAGCCGTAAGCTTGCACAGGAAGTTTTATGTGACTTTACTGCGTCTGGTGATAAAGTCATTAGTCCAGACATAATTAAGTGGTATGAAAATGATAGTCGCAGGGTGCCCGTATTACCAAATCAGCAAGATATAATGGAACAACTCTTTGCTAAATATCTGCCAGAGGTATTTGAAAACTATGACCTCGGCTCAGATGAAAATCGACTCATGTTGACCGAGCAGCTCGTTGAATCCGCAACAAGGGGACTTAGGCTATACATACCAGCCGAAAAGCTAACTGACACTCAAATATTTGCCGGTGTTGATGTTGCTTCTGGTGGTGCCACTGACTATTCAGCTTTTCATTTCAGTGATACGCAGGGCTCTATAGTAGCTTCGTTCAAAGACAAAGTCAATACACGAATTTTAGCCGTCTTGCTATACTGTTTAGGGCGTTACTATGGAGACGCACGATTAGCTATAGAACGCAATTCATACGGACTTGACGTGATTATTCGTCTCAGTGACGAGCTTAGATATTCAAATCTGCTCGAAGGTTTACAGAAAAACAAGCTAGGATACACCACCACAGGCATAAGTAGACAGCTATATGTGAGTAGACTTATCAGCCAGTTATCAATACCAGAACTCGAAAAACGTCCTATCTTGAATGACAAAAGATTTCTTGAGGAGTTGTTAGTATTTGTATGGAAAAATGGTAAACCCCAGGCAGAATCAAAATGCAATGACGATTTAGTGATGTCTTATGCAATACTATGCACCGCGATAGGAAAAGAGACAACTAGTGATGACCATTTGTTGGGAGTTTATCGGGGCGTGGGGCAAGAAGTTGCCCCCGAAGGTCCTTTAACTCCAAAGATATTGAGAGATGAAATTAATCGAATTGTGAAGGATAAGGCTATGCGTGACTCCGCCGAGACGTTCATAGCCGCAAATAGTGATAACCCTGCGCTAAGAGAATTGCAAGCTCAGCAGGAGATATGGGACCAGTTTGGAATACCACACATGGCGAACCCCACAGGAAAACTAAAAGACAATTCTTAGAGAATTAGGAACGGAATATAACAAGGGGCGGTTCGTGTGTGCTTACAGTTCAACTAGCATTAGGAAAGGCTGGAGTTAATAGCCATGGCAGATAATAACAAACCTACATTTATGGACAGACTCTTTTCGCGGTGGAGCGGAAATTACGTACGAGTGTTAGTGGCTGATTCCCCAGTAATGCCTGGGGGAGTGTCTCGCACCAAACTTTGGCGCGCTGACAAGATGAAGGATTCTCCATTTCCAACGGGTTATGATGCTAGAGACCTTGTTGATGACCCCAGTAGAAACATAGCATTGACGGGATCGCAATTCTACATTTTCAACTTAATGAATGTCAGTAGAAAAATTCGATACCACTTATATGACCTCATTGAAGAATGGCATCCTGAAATTACGGCGGCGCTTAACATCATTGCTGACGAGGCTTGTATTACCGGAATGAACAACGAAATTTTTGATATAGTTATCGAGAAGATGGATGGTGGGGAACTAAGTGATTTAGATGAAGCTGAAGTGGCTGCAATGACCACCATCCTTAACCAATTCTTCTTTAAGACACTTAATATCTCAGAAATGGCGTGGTCTTGGGTACGAAATTTAGCTAAGTATGGAGATTGGTTTGTTGAACCCGTATTTGGAGAAAAAGGCATCATTGACGTGGAGCCAATATACGACTTACAAAACGTCAGTAAAATAGACGATAAAACTGGGTTGCCATATTACTTTTACATGCCAGATGCCACTAACCAAGACATCCCGAACTATATTGCTAAAGACTTTTCTTCATCCATGATTTGGCAGCCTGCAGTTATGCAGCATTTTACTCCTACTCGTCCAAGCGATTATCTAGTCTTGTTTGATGGGGAGCTTATTCATTTCAAGCTCGAAGACAAGCCACAATTCTTTCCTTATGGAACTAGTCACTTAGAAGCCATTAGACAAACGTGGGAATTGCTCAGAAGGATGGAAGATGCCATCTGGGTTTATCGAATTGTGCGTGCTCCTGAACGTAAGATATACTACATTTATACAGGAAAATTACCAACTTTCCAAGCTCTTGAGTATGTCAACCTTATCAGAAACAGCCTGAAACGTTCTCCCAACTCTAACACGATTGATTTTACTATGTCACAATTCAAGGACATTGAATCCATTGATAAACGCTTTAGGCATGTATCAGTTGACGAAGACCTCTGGATACCCGTTTCTGCGGGTGGAGAATCCACAAAGGTAGACACGTTACCTGGTGCGAATAACTTTTCAGACGTGGGAGATGTTGAGTACTTTAGACAGAAATTATATACCGGTTTACGAATACCAAAAGCATACTTGTCACTTGAGGAAAACACCAATCGTGCAACATTGCAACAGCAAGATGTACACTTTGCACGTATCATACATCGGTTCCAGGCGGCTATTTCAAAAGGCTTGGAACAGCTAGCGATAATGCAGTTGACGGCTTGGTTTACAGGAATGAAATCGGGTTCCTATGACGATTTTGAAAAAGCAAAGGCGCTCATCAAGAAATACAAAATCTCATTTAGGTGGACTACTGCTTCGTTTATTGAAGAGGCTGCCAGGTATGAAGGATACAAAGCACGAATGGAAATAGCGGAAGGGTTTACAAACCTTTTTGGTCCTAGTGCTAGAGCATACATTATAGAAAAGATTTTCAGACTGTCTCCAGATGAGAAGGAGCTACTTATGACGGGAGAAATGCCAGAGGAGGGAGCGGCTGGAGGAGGTCCAACTGCAACGGGAACAGCCCCATTTGGAGAAATGCCCTCGACTGGTAAAGAACCAGAATTAGGTGGGGCGGGAGAGACGGAACCGGCTGCTACTGGACCTGAATTGGGTGGCGCGGGAGGAGAGGCTGCTAGTGAAGAGGCGGCTCCTACCACTGGTGGACCTGGAGAGACTGCGATGCCAGAAGAAGAAAGCGCACCAAAGGAGTCTATGTCGCCTTTCTTTGGTTCTAAACGCAAGCTCATCAAAGAGACTTGGAAACATCTTGCGGAACGCTCTTCTAAGCTGAAAGACAAGTTTATATCGGGGTCTCCAGTGAGAATAGGCGCGCTGGGAATGAAAGAGTCTTACCGAGAGCTGTGGTTCGATTCCTTTGTCACTGCTAAGCTGGGCGCAATTAAAAATCGTCCCGCTGCGCAAGCTAAACTCATCACTGAATCATACCAGAGTATTGTAAAACACCTAGCAGACTTAGATTTAATCAAAGAAGCTGAAACCAATGACAGCAAGTCAACCAATTCAGAAGTACCATCTGTTCCTCCCACCCTACTCAAGGAGATAAAAGCGGAGGAAGCCAAAACTGCTAATGTTACAGAAGAGAAAAAGTCCGAATTATTAAAGGATTGATGCTGTTTGTGGGCGTCACAAGATAGCTAGATAATCGCCCTGCTCAATTGAGTGGGGCGATTTGTTTTGTACCACAGAATATATTACTGGAGGCGCTTTCAGTTTATATAGCACCTAGCCCGTTTCAAAATACTTTGGGACGGGGCTGAGAACGACCACGACAAGGAGATTTCGATGAAAAAAGACAGTCTACTTACTGGTATACAATCCACTTTCTCTAGCAGAATGGACGAAAAGATTCGCTCCAACAGCAAAGTGTTTGGAGAGTCCTATGATGTTCTGACGTATGACGGTGACGCAGCTACTTTTGTAAGTCATAAGACAGGGGCTTTGTATGAATACAGAGAGTCTGCTGGGGGTAGTATTATATCTAGAGTTGATTTTGACGCTGAGGACATGAAAGCCCGAACGTCAGCTACTTGCCGAAATATAGTAGAGGCTGTTGTTAGAGGTTCTGACTCAAGGCCATTCATAAATGAGTTGAATCGCCTGTTGACTGAGCGCATATATGTTAGTCGTTTACCTTTTCGAGGAGTGTTTCCTATTTCAGAGAGAATTCGTAAACGAGTTTTTAACACACTTATGGAAAACGAGTTGTTTATCGAATACCTCTCTAATCTTGGATATTCAATTAAGGAAAATAAAAAACTCCTCGTAGAATCAATGCCGTTTTTAGGATTAAGAGCTAGAGATAAGCTCATTAAGTTTTTTCAAGACCAAATCGGTTTGACTTATGAACAGGCGAGGCTTATCACGCACACGCTTTTGAACCTTGGATTGGGTCAGAAATTCCAAGAGGCATTTGATTTCAGGAATTTGAATAACGCACTCTCCGCTTATCTAACGCCGAGGAAGGCTCGCGCATTATCAACTATTATTGTAGAGACCGTTATAAGTCACCTATTAGGGGAGGCAGAGGTTACACAAGCCGCTCCCGCAGACGCCACTGCTCAGACCGATACCAATACCAAGCCTTGGGGCGACCAAGCTGACAAAGTCAAAAAAGGTATGGCTGTTAATCTTGATTCCACAGAAAAGGTTGCGGTATACGATGACTCAGGACAAGAAATTGCAAATGATACAGTAGCAAATCTCATTGCAAAAGGTACATTGCCTAATGCTGTTGATCCTAAAACCAAAAAGCTTGCTTTTCTGGTAGATGCACCTAAAGACCCAGATAAGGGGTTAGCGGCAGTTTCTTCCGTTGATGGAAAAACCAAATTAAACCTTGCTTTCTCTCTTAATAAATCTACCACTACAGCAGGGGCACAGAAAAATACACAAGCAGCTAAGCCCAACTCCCCCGAAGCAAATGCACAGAAAAATACACAAGCAGCTAAGCCCAACGCCTCTACAACTACAGCAACAAATACAGGTGGCGCAACAGCACCAGCTATTCCAGGAACTACCAAAGAGTCTGCCTACAGACTAACTGATTCTACTGAAGATGAGTTTGATATAATAAAAGAATATCTTGAGCGCGAGGATGAGGACGTGTTTGCAGATGACGATGAACAGACACCTTCAGATGAAGCTGAACAAGAGGAAAGAGAAGCACAGGAGCTTCTGCGTGTGCTAGATTTGTTCAAGAAAATGAATGCGAAAGCTGAAGAAGCGACAGAGACACCAGAGCCAGAAATTGCTGAGTTTGACAGCGAGGGCGACTTCAGGTCGGCGTCAGATTTTGATACTGATGCTGACACTGTTGTTTCAGATGCTGAAGGCGGCTCAGACGCGATTTTAATGCCACCTAAAACGGGTGGACTTGGTGATGGAATTGATGAAAATAGTGTTGACGAAGAGCAATTAAGCCTTGGTATTGAGATAGAATATGAGGAACACATCGCCAATAATTTTGATTTAAGTGAGAAAGCCAAACGCGAAATGGCTAAGAGTATTGCTTTAGACCATTTGCGCGAAGACCCTGAGTACTATTCAAAGTTGCTAGCGATGGAAGATGGTGCTTGTGATGATGTAGCCTCTGAATATGGAAAAAAAGATTTAGAGGATGTAGTAGAAGTCAACGAATCTAATGATATTCCTCTTAATGGGAAAACTGTATTAAAAGGTGTAACGACAGCAGAAGACGATTTGGAAGAACCAAAGGACAAAAAGTCACCTCTGCCACAGGTAGGAGTGAATGTCGGAGATAAATATCAAATAGAAGAAGGAGAGCTTGAAGACGCGGAAACTGGTGCTCCATTATTGCCAGGAGAATACACAGTCTCTGAAATAGTCTCTGACATTGCTACGTTACAAGATTCTGACGGAGAGAAGCATAAAGTAGCAGCTTCAGAACTTATTCAAAACGCTGAAGAGATTGAATCTCCTGCTGATGAGCTATCAAAAGGTGATGGTCTTTCTGTAGAAGACGGTGCTTTTCCTGTTCCCGTAGATATTGAGACTGGAGAGGAGCTTCCCCCTGGTGAATACAGGATAGAAGAAACGACGGACACCATCCTCGTTTTACGCTCTGATTCTGGCGAATACACGGTATCTAAAAGTGACCTAGGCGGATTTACAAAGCTACAACGCCCACCAGCTAAAAATAATGCACCTAAACCCCAGGAGGACTATTCAGAAGAAATAGATGAGAAAGCATTTAGCCGAAATTTTGAGAAGGAACTCATGGATGCGCTTGGCGAAGCAAAAGATATGATTGAAGAGGCTGCACCCAAATTACCCGCCCCGCCGTTACCAGACACTACACAGGAATTAGGTGGCTTTCCTCTAGACACTGAGGACCTTATAGCTGCAGACTCAATTATGGAAGAGGTACCTACATCTACAGGCAGTGAGGTTCCAGAACCTCCTGCAAACCTCGCTGAACAACCAACTAAAACCAAGAACGCTCCAGTCGCAGAAGCTCCTGCCCCACCAACAGCGAATGAGCCAGACTTCAAAAATCTTGACGTGCCCGACTATGTAACAGAACCCACAGAGAAAGAGGGAGAGCCCCCACAGCCACCCACAACTCCCACAACCCCTACAGGAGACGCACCCACTCTTCCTGACGCCGCCCCAGCAGCCAAAGTTCCTGCTCGAAAGGGCTCGACAACTCCTGGAGGGGCAGCACTAGACGAGTTTGGAGACCTTGAGGTGCCCGAAGGTGTTTCTGAGCCAACTGAAGGTGTTATGGTGCCAGAGCCGCCAAGGCCAGAGTCTGAGCCCCTAACGGAGCCAGCTATTTCGCCCGAAGAGACTCTTAAAGAACCTGGTGACGAGGCTATACCGCCCCCAGATTTTAATTCTGACTCTCAGTCTAATGTACGAGAACCAAAGGTAGAGACGGGGAATGAGGGCGCGGGTAATCTTGATACGCCCTCGTCTGGAGAAGAAAAAGGGACTAATGGTGAAGTTTCATTAGCTCCAGAGTCTTCTGAGTCTAAACCGATAGAACCCAATGATGAAGTTTCATCAACTCCAGAATCTTCTGAGTCTAAACCAATAGAACCCAATGATGAAGAAGAAAATGTAGAAGAAGCCCCAGCCAATGAAACAGACGAGATGAAGAAAATTGACAAACAGCCTTTAGGTTACGTGGCTAATCCACTAGACCCAAGTGCTGATATTGTCGATCCCACTGGAAAATTCGGTGCAGATAAAGACGCACAAGAGTTGTATACTAAGCTGGATGCACTTAAGACACATCTTACCAATACCTCGCAAAATGCCAATAATGACGGACCTACTCCAGCAGAAGGACAAGCTGATTATCAAGTTGATGTCGAGGTGCGAGAATATGCTGATACGGTTGCCAATCTAATGACCAAGCTAAAAGAATCCCCCGATGCGTATACCAAAGACCAAGCGCGGCAATTAGTTTCTTTTTTCTCTGAAGAGCCAATAGTAGCGCCAGAGAAAGAAGAAAAAGAGTCCAAAGAGAATGATAACAGCACTCACGAATATAACAAAGAGGATGAGGGGATTAAAGCTTCTTCCGAAATAGCGTCTCCGCCTAAGACGGCAGACAGAGATCCCATCCCAAAATCATTAGCTTCTGCTCCGAAGGGAGGTCTATAAAATGGGAGTTCTCAGAGAAGTACTTATGCTAGAAGCTGCCTCAGTAGGCACGTCCGAGATGACAGGTGCTATGACTGTTCAGGGTGTGTTTCAGGTAGCTGATTCCCCGAATGCTAATCGTCGTGTGTATCCGTTTGATATATTGATGTCGGAAACCAAAAGACTACAAGAGATATGTAAAGTTCGCGGTCTTTTTGGCGAATTAGACCACCCTTGGTACAGTGGTGACGGTGCTGAGGCAGAGGCAGCCATTATTCATGCCAAGACTGTATCGCATCTTATTACGTCTCTATGGAATGAAGGCAAAATATTTTATGGAAAGCTTGAGCTGTTAGATACTCCGATGGGTCTCATTCTTCAAGAAATTATCAATAAGAAATGTCAAATAGGCGTGTCTTCTCGGTCTCTTGGCGGTGTGCGTTCTGGAGCCAATGGATTTTCCTATGTAGAGGCAGATGGTTTTCGCATAATTTCTTTTGATGCCGTCATTGGTCCTTCAGTTGTTGAATCAAAACTACAGACAGTGCGTGCTATGAAAGAATGGTCAGAGTTGTCGGGTGCGTTGATAAAAGAGACGACCGAGGAAGCAAAACAAGATATCAGGAAAGACATAAGAAAAATGATAAGACAGATAGTGTTTGACTAAAACAAGAAAGCACTAGTTAGGATGTCGAAGCAAGTAAAGAACATATACATTGAAGGAGCCACACATGGCAAAATCTACTAAGGCAACGGAAAAAAAAGTAAGTCCAAAAAAGACTGTACTCAAAGAAGTACAGGAACCGCAGGACAGTCCGCTAAGCGATTTGCAAAAAATGGTAGCAGAGGAAGTTGCTCCTTTGCGTGAAAGTTTGAATCGTCTCACTGAGGAGAATGCTCAGTTAGTAGATAGCACGACTACGCTCAAGGCTAGCTTAGCTGCCGCCGAGAAAAAGGTCAAGGATTTGATGCTCGAAGCTTCGGGACTATCAGAGAAATTGAAAAATGTCACTGTGGTAGCTAAAGAAGCTGCTAGAGAAAATGCCATGCTTAAAGAGTCGATAGAGGCTATCAAGAAACGTAATGTTAGACTTGTTTCTGAAATGAAAGCCATCAATGAATCAGCATCTAAACGTGTCAAGCTTGCTGTGGAGAGGGCAGAAGCAGACAAGCAGGCATTCATACGTTCAGTCACTGAAAGTTTGGAGAAACAAGTAGGGCAACTACTCCATGAGGCTTTCAGTGGAGCAAAAATGTTATTTGAATCAGATATGAGTGCAGTACAAACAGACCTGCTATCTGACCTTGGAAATCTATTGCTGCCGTATGTTACGGATCCTTCATTGCCTCGTCGTACCGAGACTTTACGCAAAGCCATCAGAGAAGCGAAGGAAGCACTTGTTAAATCTGCTCGTACTTTCAAAGAATATCAATCGAAAAAAGACGCAGAATCCAAAAAACTTCTGGCTAAACTGACGGAAGCAAACAAGCTGCTACAAGAAGCCAAATTTGACAAATATAAGGACAATCTCGTTAAAAATTTACCTGAAACTATAAGGAATTTTGCAAGAGAGAAATTGAATGAAGCAAAAAATGTTGACGATGCGAAGAATATACTACAGACAATCATCCGAACATCCTCCGCCACAGGTGGGATTAAAACTCCTCCTAAGCCCGTGGTGGTTACAGAGGCTGCGCAAGCCCAGGGCGGTGATAATCGGGTGGAAGCACTTCTTCGAGAATCCCTCGGACGTGCCGAGGTAGATGCCACAGTTGATCCTGAATTACTCAGACTCGCAGGCATCTCGAAGAGAAAGTAAGGCATTCACTCTAGAAGGAGGACATCACATGCCTATCGCTGGAAGTTATCGTCAATACAATCTACCTGAACTACACAAAAAGTGGAATCAGTGGCTCACGGGCATTAAGTCCGATGAGATGCGCGATGCTATGGCGGTTCTACTCGAAAACCAACATGCTTGGAACAAGAAAGAAGCTCCTGGACTTTTGAAGGAAGCTGTTACTACGTCAGACGTGGGTACATTCCAGAAGGTCATTCTTCCCGTCGTTCGCCGTGTGTTCCCAAGGCTTATCGCTCCTGAGCTAGTTGGTATGCAGCCAATGTCAGGACCTCATGGTCTGGCTATTTTCCTCAAGTATTTCTATGGCAATGCGTCCGACAATGACCAGATCCTTAAACCCCAGGGTAACGTCGACGGTCGCAGAGTCAATTTCCGTGAGTACCAGGGAACACAGTGGATGGAAAAGACTGCTGCTGGCGCTCCAGCCAATACTATTACTTATGACTTCTCTGTACCTAATGTTGGCGCAACGTCTCCAGTCATCCTGCCTTCCTCTGCGGCTGGTGGTGGCGTTATCGCTCCCAATCCCACAGGCAACGCTTGGTTTGGTCCAGCCACTTTCCGTTTCAATGTCACCGTGACTAACCATGACTCCTCAACTGCAACCGACACAATCGTAGTTTACAATACTGCACCATATAACAGCTACACGAGCAGCGGTCAGGTTCCTTCTTGGGCTATCAGGGCTGAGAAAGGCAATATCGCTGTGTCTTTCGGCTCCGCGCCTGATGCAGTTAACGCAGTCTCCTGCTCTGCTGCCCCAACTGACTACACTCTCGCTGGTCTGAAGTTCACTTTCCTGTGCAAGACTGACGGTACTATGACAGTTAATCCGCAGCCCGTGCCATATACTACGCTAGTCCCCAATGCTACCACGTCAAATGGCGTTTTCAACGATGCAGTTTTCATTGATTCTACTGGCTGCCCAATCATCGCTTCCAGGGGTCTTGAAAACCAGACTCCAGCAAGCCTTAGCGTCGCTTACGAAACAAAGCCTATCACAGCCGAGACCTTCAAACTGCAGGCTGCTTGGAGCCTAGAAGCAAACCAGGACGTAGGTGCACTGCATGGTGAGTCCCTCGAAGAGATTCTCGCCAACCTACTTACTCAAGAGCTTATGAATGAGACAGACTACACCGTAGTCAATGACCTTCTGTCTATCGCTGGTCTCGTTCAGACTTGGGGCAGGTATCCTGGCGTCATTACTGGTTTGTCTGGCTCAGGCACTACCTCAATGCCAGCTTTCCGTGGCAATCTCCAGGACCATTACCAGACCCTCATCATGGCTATGAACGACATGGCTAATGGCATTTTCACTCGTATTCTCCGTGGTCCTGCCAATTTCGCAGTCTGCGCTCCTGATGTTTCTGCTATCATCGAGAACATCAATGGCTTCAAGTCTGCTGAGATGGGCGACCTCGATAACGAGGCTGGCATTGTCAACGTCGGTAGCTATCAGTCCAAGTACAAGATTTACAAGGATGCTCGTCTACCAAAGGGCACTATGCTCATGGGTTACAAGGGCAAGGACGCTACCTCAACTGGCTATGTGTTCGCACCGTACATCCCCGCCACCCTGTCTCCAGTCATCTGGAATCCAACCACTTATGCACAGTCCAGGATGATTATGACTAGGTTCGGTCGGACAACCTTAATGGACGGGCAATTCTTCTATGGCCGGATTCTTGTTACTGAGAACGCTGGTAAAGCCACCTCAGATTTCAGCGCTGTATAACAACAACAAGGGGTTTCACGCATAGGGGCGGTCGCAAGACCGCCTCTTTTTTTGTACCTTGTTGGACAATTTTATTCACTCAAATCTTTAAGTCAATTTTCGCTATTATAGTTGCGGATAGAATATACTTTGGGAGGTTCCAAATGACAAACAGACTTTGTAAAATATGTCACAAAGAAATTCCTGAAACGATGGGAAAGCGTGCTGTCACTTGTGGGTCTAAAGAATGCTTGCTACAGGTCAAGCGCACACGACAGGCGCAAACAAAAGTCTGCCCACAGTGCCATAAAGAGTTTCAGACAAAAACAGCAAAAAGCATTTATTGCAGTCGGTATTGCAAAAACGTAGCTCGTTATTTAGCTGGTAAAGATCGAGCACCGAAGAAGTGTGAAAGATGTGGGGGAATGTTTTTTTCAAGACCTGGCTCCTCTCGAACACTGTGTCAAGAATGTTTTACTGATAAAAGTCGATTGCAAAAAGAAGAGTTAGATAAGAAGCTAGCAAAGTTTGAAGGACAAGAAAGCGTTACCTGTCGCATTTGTAATGCTTTGTTCTTGAGTGGCGAAATAACTGGCAAACACCTAAAAAAACATAATTTGACACCAAGTCAATATAAAGAGCAATTTGGCGAAGATTCGTTATGGTCAAGCACTAGACGACAAGTAAAGCTAGAGCAATTAAATCGGGCTCGACAGAAACGAGCAAAGCCCGAAGTGACTAGGACTTGTGCCTTTTGTGGGAAACCGCTCTCACCAACGCAAGACGCTAGCGTTAGCACATGCTCTGCCGCTTGTGGGTATGCTCTGCGAAAACAGAAAACCGCAGAACGTATTAGATATTGTAAGGTTTGTAACAAACCTATAGACTTTAGCCCAGGACACCGAGATAGACGAGCAACAACGTGTTCTGAGGAGTGCGCTCGACTAGCAATCGGAATGAGAAAACCAACATTGAGGGTGTGTGAGTGCTGCGGCAAAACGTTTGAAAGTCGAGCGTCAAAAGCTTCTGCTTGCCCAGAGTGTCAATCAAAACTGCATCAATTAAAGGACGGTAGAGTTGTCAAGACTTGCGTTCGATGCGGTCGTGAGTTTTTATCTACATCCGAATCTAACGACCTCTGTAAAAAATGTTTTCTTTCTCCTGAATCAAAACCTGAAAGGGTTATAGACGACCCAATTGAATGCAAGATTTGTCATCAAAAGTTTTCAGGCATTATTACTACCTCACATCTTAAAACTCATGCAATGACGCAAGAACAGTACAAGGCAGCCTACGGTCCTCTGTCAGTAATGACAAGTGCTGTTAGAAATCGATTGAATAAGCACAATCCCAAATTTGACGATACACACATCAAGGCACGTGAAGAAGCGTTACGGAAATACGAAGAGTTGCAGCCCAAATGTACTTTTTGTCATAAGCTATTGCCATTGAAAAAATTTATGCAAAACTATAGTCGCAAAAAACCAGGAAGCAAATGGGAAGACAAGCCTAGATTTTGTAGCACTAAGTGTCGAGGTTCGTATTATATCAGTGACGAGTTTCGCAAAATTGCTCCTCACAAGTATTTAAGACCTCGGAGCAAGGGTGAGAAGGCAGTAGAGCAATGGCTTCGTACCAACTTTCCCACATTGGAGCTAATAACAAATGACAGAACACAGCTAAAACCGTATGAATTAGACATCTATTTACCTCAGCAAAAGATAGGTATCGAATATCAAGGCAGACAGCACTTTCTACCTGTTTTTGGAGAAAAACGATTTCAGAAATCAATAGAAACTGATGCAAAAAAAGTGGCGCTTGCCGCTGAAAAGGGCATCACGCTAATTATTATAGATGGCAGAATCAAGTCTTTTGACGAGCAGATAGCACCGCTCAAAGCAGCATTAGCCTCTGTTCTTCCCCCCTCTTGAATAAATGGAAAAGCCTCCCTGCTAGATATTGGGAGGCTTCGCCGTGGTGCGGAGGAGGGAGGTTCCTGTAATTACTTTGGTCGAGGTACTTCCCTAGCCACTATTTCAAAATATCTACTGTCCTTGTTGACGGGCTTAGTAGTGCCGTCCAAACGAGGGTAGAGTTTAGCAAGATCCCAGTTGTTTTGAATATCCTCTTCAATACTTCTAAGAAATTCTGCCATTTCTTTATCTGTCATTTTGCTAAGTACTACATACACTGTCCTCTTTGTTTTGGACATCTGCGCATCTCCTCACGCCGAGAGTATAGCACAAACTTTTGGACATTGACTCGAAATTTGAGTTTTAAGACGAAAGCAGTAAAAAGCGAGTCAATGTAGCCTGTCCTCTGTTATAATAGCGATGAAGGAGGTACACGTGCGTCATAAAGAGCCAGAATACGAAAAGAAGTTCATTCCGCCAACAGCAGAGGGACATTATGTTTGGGTAGCCCATTGGTTTGGACGTTGGCGTTGTAGATGGCCAAAAATTTTGGCGGCGGAATGGACTGGCAATATGTCTTTCAGACCGTGGTGTCGATGGTTTATCTCTACGCGCCCAGTATTTGTAACCTGGGCTGAAGCAAGGAAAAAGGCTGAGCAGGAACGGCAACGCATGGAGGAACGCAAAAGAAAACGTGGCAACAAGAATAGGCTGCTAGAATTATTCTTGCAAAAAGTATGGAAGTGACAGATGAAGCAGAATAACGGGGGCAGGGAATGTGCTGGTGATGTTATGAACTATTTATTGCAGAGGCACCGGATAGACGGTAAGGCGATGAAAATGTACGAGGTTACGGTGAAAAAGGCTCTTGGCATGGCTGAAGATTGCCGGAAGGTGAGAGACTGGGAGGGCGTCGTAATTTGGACGGAAACGGCGAAAGCTGCAGCGACCTATCTCGCCGAACTAGAGAAGCAGGAAAGAACGCAGAAGAGCCAAGACTAGCCTTGAGTGTGATTAGAGTTATAAAGAGTACGAATGATACTTTAAGGAGACGAAGCAGGCAATGCTTGATGTGGAGAAGAAAATGAGCGAGAAACCTAAAGTCACGCGCACTGAACGGGGTTGGGGTGGACATTTTATTGGAGTGAGCCGTTGTCGCTTCAGACGAAATACTTTGCTAGAATGCGGCGAAGAAAGAATCGTAGTTTCCACAGTCGGGGCGGCTACGGAAGACCATGGAGATGAGGAACAGTTCAGCACAATAGGTCTAGACCGATATTATGAGACGGCGGCATTCCGAGCCGTAAAGTCTGGCATTTATTGGGAGGCTGACGTGACGAAGCAGGTTCCCTTCAAGGGCAACTGGTATATCTCTACGTTGTCGGAGACCTCTGACGCGGAAGCCAACGATATGCACGAAGCGGTAGTGGCAGAGCTTACCGAACAGCTACAGAATCGTGCACGAAGGAGGAGAGCATGAGCGAGAATAAAGTTACGCGCACTGAACGGGGTTGGGATGAGCATTTTATTGAAACGAGTCACTGCCATTTCAGACGAAATACTTTGCTAGAATGCGGCGAAGAAAGAATTGTAGTCGTCACGATTGGAACCCCAGACGGCGGTGAGCAGGAAAAAGGGTGTGGGCATTATGAGACTATGGCTTTTAAGGCTAAAAAGGTCGGCATATATTGGGGGGCAGACAGGACGAAGAAGGTCAACTTTAAGGGCAACCGACATATACCTAGAGAGTACTTTCACCCCTCGCCGGAAACCGTCAATTTAGAGGCAAATAACATGCACGAGGCTGTCGTAGCAGAAATTAGCGAACGGCTACTGCGCCGTGCACAAAGGAGACGAAGCAGCCATGCTCATGCTGGATAAAGAAACGAGGATAGCAAAGTTCCACGAGGAACTTAAGCAGCTAAATTGTGATAAAGAAACTGCACACGTCATTTCGGACTATTTTCTTTTGAAGATGTTACTACTTTTGGGCCACGAAGATGTGGTTGATGCTTGGCTAGAAGAAGAACGTACTTACAAATGGTGGAAACGCATGGATAACAAAGGAATTACAGAACGTGTTAAGGATTACTTAACAACTAACTCAAAGGAGTAAGAGGAGATAAAGATGCGGATTAAGGTGGGTTCTTATGAGTATTCTCCGTTTTATTACTTCAAGGACTTTGGCGATGATCCTACTGTGTATGATGTAATATTGGATTTACCTAAAGAAAAGGTGAAGAAGTTTCAAAGAATTTTTCGAGAGTTTAGGGCTATGCAAGACGAGTTGGAGTCTTTGTGTAGCATTAGTAATAGAAAACGATTCACAACGACGCATAGAAGGTGAAAATGGTTTTTTAACATGGACACAATGCTAGTCAGACGACACACAGGATATAAAGACAAAAACGGGAAACCTATTATAGAAGGGGACACGCTACAGGGCTGGTTCGCGGCTCCGTGGGATAACGAGCAACCCATTCTCAGGAACTTCCGTGTGTGTAAAGAGTCGGGTCGCTGGTGGTGTCATGGGGTAGAAACACAGGAAGAGGATGATTTTCTATCGAATATGTTATACTTAGAACACAAGTCCACTTAACAAGGTCGCAGACCCAGGTGAAAACCGAAAGGTCCCCCAAAGTACTTAGTAGGGGGACCTTTCTTGTTGTAGCTCAGGTGTAGCAGCCGACTAACGAACACCTATATTAGCGTTAACTAGCGTTTTGGTGTGGTATAATATAACAGATAATTAGGATTTTTGCAAACAAGAGACGGGTTTATAGACCCGTCTTTTTTGTGTTTCGAGCAGTTCAACTACGTAGCAATCCTCGGTAGTTCGATTTTTGTGTGTTATAAAACGTGTTAGAAAAGGTGTTGGGGGGCTTCGAGGAGAAGAGTGAGGACGAAGCCCCCCATGGAGGTAGGAGGCAGCAAGGTGGAGGTCCTTGCTACGGGGTAAGTATAGCACAAACTTCTGATCATTGACTCGAAATTTGGCTTTTTGCGGTAACTCGGTCTAGCTTACTTCTTATTTAGTTTCTACTTATAATAGCGAAAAATGATATGGAAAAGCCTCCCTGCTAGATATTGGGAGGCTTCGCCGTGGTACAAAGGAGGGAGGTTCCTATAATTACTTTGGCCGAGGTACTTCCTTGGCTGTGACTGTTATCTCGAAGCACCTAGCGTTAATATCGTCATCAAGTTCACTATTTTTGGTCAAGTGATATAAGTCATAGTCCTCCCAATTGTTTAGGATATCGCGTTCAATACCCGCAAGAAACTTTGACATCTCCCTGTTTGTTCTTTTACCGTATGCCACGAATAAGGGTTTCTTTGCTTTGTTCATCTGTTTCTCCTACATCATCAGTATAGCACAAACCCTCGAACATTGACTTGAAGTTTGGTCTTTATCTCTTTTTCCATAGTTGACCTTTTGTTTTTCTTCGCTCCGCTACGGTCATCTCTGGCCCGAAAGCAAAGTTCACCCACGTCTCATACATTTCATGCCATTCTTTAGTGTCTCTAACTGGTAGCTTGTTGTGTGTTTCTAGCCACCATGCTTCTGCTTCCTCAGCTAGTGTTCGTTCTTTTGTCATTCTGGTTCCTCCTACGTCGCTATTATAGCACAGTCCCAAGGACATTGACTCGAAATTTAGAGTCAATACTCAAAGTTCTATGATATACTGTCGACATAGGAGGAAACGGATGAACGAAGTAGAAAAGACATTAGGTAAGCAAGACGAGCGCGCATCTGGGGAATTAACATTCATTAGGTCGAGAGCACCGAACCTCGAAGGACAAAGATTTGGTAAATTAGTGGTACTTCGACGTGTTCCAAACAGAAAAGTGAAACACAGAACTTATGCTCAGTGGCTCTGCAGATGTGATTGCGGTAGAGAAATTGTTACCTTTTCTAGTGCGCTTCGTTCAGGGAACACTAGAAGTTGCCACTGTTTACCGCGTAAGTCGTTATCAACAGTAAAGAGTCTTAAAGGGCAAAGATTTGGGAAATTATTAGCGCTAGAACGAAGTCGGAATGGCTGGCTCTGTCACTGTGATTGCGGAAACGAAGTTGTTGTGCCAAGGCACAAATTGCTAAGTGGAAGAATTGACCGTTGTAGAGAGTGCGCAAAAACACAGCTTCCCACTAACAGAAAAACAGCATTTGAGTATCTGTTTACTATGTTTTGTCACAACGCAAAAAATCAAAGCCTAAGACAGGAGCTTTCAAAAGAAAAATTTTATGAGCTTAGTACTCAACCGTGTTATTATTGCGGTAAAGCGCCTGCTAACGTGCTTGTGTCTAAAAGTGTGCACGATACATTCATCTACAATGGCATAAACAGAGTTGACGGCAGAATAAAAGCGTATACTATTGACAACTCTGTCCCAGCGTGTAAAGCTTGTAACTACGCCAAGTATGGACAAACTCTTGACTATTTTCGTGAGCTAGTTATAAAGGTTTACAATACGCTTGTTGTTCAAAGACGCTCTCCCGCTGTTTATGCGACCGAGTTGCTTAAAATACTAGACACTGAGTTGCCTCCGTCTCCTGTTCGCTCTCTTGTTGTTGAGTGGAAATGGCTAGCAAAGCAAAGAAAAAAACTTTGGTCGTTGACCAATGCTCAGGCAGCCTGGTTGTCTCAGCAACCCTGTTTTTATTGTGGTAAAAAACCTTCTCAATTGCGTAAAAAGTGCATACATTCGGGTTTGGACCTAATTGATAATGAGAAAGGCTATGAAATCGGCAATGTTGTGCCATGTTGTAAAGCTTGCAACATCGCCAAAAATACTATGACTATTGACCAGTTCAGGGATTGGGTGACTGCTGTTTATTTGCATTGGGTTTTACCAAACACCCCCAACAATGAACAAATCAAACCTTGAAGAATTGCTTGTAACATCAAATAACATTCAACCTAATTTATAAGCGTTTGCCGCATACTCTAGAATAAAGCATCATTTGCTTTTTTGGAGAGAATATACTTTTGTGTAATCAACCAGTGTTAAATCGTCTTCATCTTACGAGTATGAGGAGAACTAAAGATGAAAAAAATCTCAAGTAATGAGCAGGAAGTTGTAAAAGAAGCTGCTGAAGAAGAGTTTCTACCATTTAAGGTTTCAGATTTTAGCGTTGGATCAGGAGTGTATGCAACTATTTCAGAGAATAGACGGACCATAGCGGGTATTGAGCTTTACAATTTGTTAGCTTCAGCCGATGACTTGGAAAATGGCAAGCTGCTATCCCCTCCGTGGCAAATAGAGTTTTTCTCAGGGGATAACCACGAGCTTCTTGCTAAGGTGAACTCAACTAAATGGCCAGGAAAACGTCCAGTTATCAAAATGGTAGCCGATATACTTAAAGGCAAAAAAATAGAAGCCGAAGCCGCACAAGAGACGGACGCCGTACCGTTGCCTCCTGAAAACGTTACTGGCGGACAGCCTGCTATTGAAGAGCCGCAGCAATCAGGTGCTCCTGCGCAACCACCAACTAGAGAATCTCGCAATCCTCTTCTAGGCGAAAAGGTTCTTGGCGAGGAATCTGAACCAGAAGGCGGAGACACAGTGACTGAGGCTGAGGCAAAAGAAAAGTGGGCACAAGCGGCTTCCGAAAAGATGGCAGAAAAGGGTACTAAAGGCTCATTGACGAAGATAGCTAAGAGCAAAGGTGGTTATGACGAGAAGGCAGGAAAGATAAAGAAGTCCTGGCTTAACAAAGCCGCGAAAGGCGATTTTGGGCCTAAAATACAGAAGAAAGCCAATTTTGCAAAAAATATCAATAAAGAATCCAAAGACGAAACAGGCGGCGGACATTGTGACAGATGCGGCAAGGCATCTCCGCTCACGCCAGTTAATGCCGCAGACGGCACAACGCTAGGCTTTTTCTGTCCTCGGTGCCACATGGCAGTACAGCGGATGGTTGATAAAGTATCTGATTGGCATGGCGCGTACAAAGGCAAAGCGTCTCCTCGTCACACCCCGCATTTCAATGCGTGGGAAGACGTGGAAGACTACATCACTAAACACGAAAAAGAGATACCCATAACAACGGAATCTAGGGAGGCAAAAATGAAGAGGATAGTGGCTCTTACTGAAGCACAGGTAAAAAGAATTAGTGGATATTTGACCCAGGAATCGAAAGAGTTCTTAAAAGCTCTTCCTGTGGATGTTAGAGCGAATGCGGTTAGGCAGCTATTGACGTTCGAGGCAAGATGCCGCACAAAGCTCAAACTCAATGAAGCCCAGACTGCTGAAAAACTTAACGCCGCCGTACTCAAAGCCGCAGGTAACGCCGAAGGCAAGTCTGAGGAAAAAGATAAGCTTCCCAAGGCTAGCTTCAAAATGTCAAAGACAGGAAAGCCAGGAACTGCTGAAGGTACTGAAGAAGTCAAAGCAGTGAAGGAGGCTAAAGAAGCGCCTGAAGACAACAAAATAGTGGAGTTCAAGACAGCATTTGGTAATATTGTGAAAGAAGCCAAAGCAAAGTCCACTATTAAGGAGGGGGTTAAAGTATGTGACATCTGCTCTGGCGTTCTTCGTGAATCAGGCAGACATAGTTTGGCATCGACAGTTCGTCTTGCCTCCGAAGTAGCCAAAGGCTATATCACCAATGAGATTAGCAGAGAGGCTCTTCCTGAGACTATCAAAGAGATGGCTGACCACACAGGATTTTCTACCGCCGCCATTGCTAAGCTCGTCAAAGAGTCTGCAATGACACAGTTAAAAGCTCTTCGCGCAAAAGTAACAGCGGCTGATTCTAAAGACTTTATGCTTGAGGCTCGTAGACTGCTTGCTGGTGCCGCAAAAGTAGAAAAGGTGTTCACTGAATCAGCAAAAACTGATGAGACGCCAACAGTTATTACGGAAACAGCGCAACTTACTATTACAGAGACTACCGAAGCTACTGAAGCTGCTCCAGCCATTGAGGAAACTGTGGGCCTTGATAAGAAACTCCTGAAAGAGACTGCGGCAGTGGAAGCCACGCAGAAGTTTTTGGAATCAATGGAACGAATAGACTACCTCAAAACACTGGAAGTACCAGAATAAGACTAAGGCAAAGAGAACCAATTTGCCTGACCCACATGAGGCACCTCCTTTCGAGGGGGTGCCTTATGTTTTGTACCCATGCTGTGAAAAAGAATATACTTCGGGGATACTGTACTACATTCTCAGGCCAAGGAGTTTTCAATGGACGATAAGCAAATTACTGCCGAGAGTTCAATGTCATTTATGGACCCCAATTTTCAAAAGGGGGGAAATAACAAACAACAGTTTGCTGACTGGATAAAGCGAAGACTTGGTTATCCGCAAATACGACTAGAGCTAACTGATAGTCAAATATACGATGCTATGCAAGAGGCTCTACAAAAATATGTTGCTATGGCTGAACGTCCTGTCAAATATTACAGTCAAGTAACTACCGCTGGGGTTAACGTATACCCACTGCCGGACGAATGGGTTAGAATGACTGATAGAATATACTATCTTCCAAACAGCGTCATTGCTACCATTCAAACGTATACCGCGTATAATATGTATTTGAATTTTACAGGAAATCTTGACATCACTACTTATGAGGTGTTGATGGAAAATTTGCAACTTAAACTAAATCGTATTGGAGCAACGCCTACTTTTGAAATCATTTATGATCCTCCAAGATTAAAAGTGTATCCTGCCCCTACTGATATCAATTACATTGTTTATGCTTATGTAGCAATGCCTAGGCTAGAGTCTTGGACGCCGAGTGTAGATATGAAAGGGTATTTTTGGACTCGTGATTATGCGTTGGCGTTGAGTAAATTTACATTAGGACGAATCAGGAGCAGGTACGGTGATACAGTTGTAGCGGGTGAGCAAACTGTAAATCAAGACGGCGCGGTATTAATTGGGGAGGCTAAAGAAGAGTTGGCAAAACTCGATGAAGAGTTGTTAGAATTGCGGACACCTTGTCCAATAATTA